CCTCACCATTGACCGTTCCATTCGTACCGCCTGCCAGCGGAACGCCTGCCGTTGCTTCAAGTGCGGTTTCTTTCCATGTAACCCAGTCATTTTCTTTCAGATCAGCCGCGGATGCTACCGTCTGGGAATCCACAAGCTGCGCATCCAGATACAGCTTCACGTCAAAGCCATCTCCGTCCACATTCGCCGCAATAGCAACCTTCAGATCATTGCCACGGATTCCGCAGCACTTCGCTGTCGCATAGGTATTTTCCGCCTTTGCACCGCCCGATGTCAGCTTATAGATATAAGCCTTTGTCGCATGCGCAAACAGTTCGCGCAACGGCTGCATCTTATCATCTGTATAGGCATAACCGAACAGCGTAAGCGAATTCTTAATGAAATCTTCCTGCGCCACCTCCATCATCACGTTATCCGCACCCCAGTCAAGTTCAAGAGGCATGGATGCCACGCCACGCTCTGACAGATTCGTGGTCACGCGCGCCGCCGAAATAAAATTGATATAAGCACCACCCAAAACCTTATTCTGGGTTGTCCACTGTCCACCTCCGTACATTATCGCACCGCTCCTTTCATGTATTTTTCCATTTTCTTATCCACTTCCTCAAGCGTATAAGATTTTCCCGGTTCCAATAATGCCGACAGGAGATCCACCCTGCCCGCATATTTTTTGGAACCAATGATCTGCTCTTTGGTATAAGTAACTTTATTAACTGCTTCTGCCACTGTTTACCTCTCCTTTCACTTCGCATTCTTCCATATACGCATCTTTCTGGCTCTGCCCCAGGAATAACGTATATTCTGCCGTTGCCGACATCACATTGTCCGATATGTCCTTACATTCGATCGTACCGCGCACCATTTTACCTTCTACCTCTATAAGGTCCAGACACTCGCTCAACCGTTCGTAAACGGTATTGATCTCTTTCTTTGGCTCGTCGCTTTCCGGAATATACTGCACGATAAAAAGCAATGTTGCTTTTCTGCGGCCGGTAAGCCCTCGCGGCACATCCGGATTGATGCAGCGCACAAAAAATGCAGGCTCTTCCATGTCCTGCATTGATGCTTCTGTATGGATTTCATAGTTATCGCCAAATGCGGCATATAAGGCATCTGTGATGCCCTTTAAAACTTCGTTGATCATACAAACACCTCATTCAACCATGCCGTCAGTTTCTTCTCGAGGATTCCCGGTGCTGCCTTGCGGATTTCATTTTCAGAAATGGTAAGCATAAGCTGTCCCGGCACCCAGCCTTTTTTTAGACGCTTTCCAATAGCAGGAACATATCTGCCCGGCGTCTGACGATGTCCAAACTCTACATAGCTGGCATAAAGCTGATCGTTGGTAACTTTAATCGTATAAGTATTACCGGATTTTTCAATCGTTCCAACCGTCCAGCTTCTGCGCAGTGTTCCCCCCTGTTTTTCTGACATAACAAGGAACTTCTGCTGACTGTCATCCTCCACATCATAGGAATCCGAGTAATCCCCTACCGGAGTCCGCTTAATAACCTTTGCCAGCAATCGTACTGCCAACTCCTTGGCACAGGCTTCCATGAACGCTCTCTGCTGTTCCTCATCGGCAGCTTTCTGAACTCTATCCCGGAACTCCTCCAATTGTTTCAGATCAACCTTTGTATTTCCCATCAAGCCCACTTCTTAAATAAATCCAGCATAATTTCCTGATGCGTCGGGTGCATCCCCGGGACGCCGCTCCTGGTGTACTCCGTGGAATTGCCACAGTGTGTCACGATGATCTTGGAGCCGCTCTTGATTTCCACCTCCGGCGCAACAAACAGCTTTACCGCCTGCGCTACCGGAGATGCCGCATCGGTCTTTTCTGCCTGTGCGATCGTCTCAAACGACAGCTTGCACGGCTGATTTTCCAAGACCACGGTGTCCGTGTATGTCACAACGCCCTTTTCCTTGGTCTTACGGTGTTCCACAACCGTGCAGGTATCTTCATACATGGCTTCAATTGCCATTCTGACCATATCCATCAAAACACCACCTTCCGGTAACGGTTCAGCACCGGCTTGTAATTCTTCATAAGGCTTTCCGAGAACTCCGCCGCGGAAGTCTTAAAAGATGTTGTTGTATCGCCGATCTGCACCGAAGAAACCGTCTGTGGTATATTGGCACTCCCCATATGCTCATTCCGGTAAATATCCATCGCCATGCGCAGTACCGTGGTTTCCAGTCCTGCCGGAATCTCGTCGATATGGCAGTAGTTTTTTACCGTATCCTCTGCATTTTCAAGCGCAAACTCCAAGTGGACTTTCACTGTCTCATCCGGGTCGCTTATCCCGAGAAGCGCCGACAGCCTTTCGACTGTCAGCTTGCTTTCCTCTGCCATACCGCACCTCCTAACCGATCTTATGCTTGATTGCTACAATTCTAAGCTGCTTCGGCTCATATACCGGTTTCCAATTCTCTGCCTTGGCAAGTTCTGCACGAAGCGGTGTCTCTACATGCTCACGAACAGCTCCGGTGTATGCAATTCCTCTCGGATGCAGGATAAACGCCTTACGGTTGATAAGATAATCGATACCGCCGCCTGTCTGCTTGTCACGATCAACCTCCGTAGCGACAAATCCTACCGGAGAACCATTGCCGTAAGCTACCGCACCATTGCCAAACAGGTATGTCGTATACACGCCACCGGAAGTTACCGGGCAGCCGTCATCCACGGTCACGCGTCTGCCCTGATAGGTGTCAAACTCAACATCCGTAGAATCACGCTCTGTCTCGATCAGATTCAGCTTTTTCAGATAAGACTTTGTCGCCGAGTGCATCGCTACGCCGGATAACTGCGCCTGCGCGTCGCCGAGCAGCTGACATGCGTCAATAAACGCAGATGCGCTGATCTGCTTTGCCGCATCCGTTTTTCCGATGGTAAGGTCAAGAATATGATCTGCCATTCTGGTTTCCGCCGCCGGTGTTCCCTCTGCCCCCGCAGTAGTGGTACCGAACACTCCGGCAAGAATTGAGATAAGCTCCTTCTGCATATCTCTTGCCCAGTAGGATGCTACCAGGTCACCGATGGCTTTCATCGGATCGGCTCCGGCCAGTGCTGCAGAAAGATTACTTGCTCCCCACATATTCTGTCTGTAAATCGTGGTGGATACGTCCTTGTTGGAACCGATCTTCTTTGCGGTCATCTTCACATCCTCAAGGATTGCCTCGGACTCACCCTGTAAATCCTCGAAGAACGGCATATTGTGTGTTCTGGCTGCCTCGCTTGCCAGTGCGTCAAATTCCGGGCTGTTTACCACGATTCCGCTCTGGAAGAACGCGGACAGCTCCATCGTTCTGTTGATTACATACCGGTTAAAAAGCTCCGGTACAATTACGTCTGCAATCTTTGTAATTGCCATAAGTTATCATCCTCTCTTTCTTACAGTGTTACTCCGGCCGCTGCGGCAAGTTCTTTTGCCTGCGCCGGGTTTTCTTTTAACATACGTCCCTGTTCGGTCAGATTAAAAGTGTCTTTTGCGAATGGATTCGTTACACCGCCTGCGCCGCCATTCTTCGGGTTGTACGGCGGTTTGGGCTGCTCCTGCTTGAACAGGTGAGCCATAGCCGCATCATCTTTGTATGGCTTCACAACCTCTTCCACGCCGATCGGCTTTCCTTCCTTGTCGAAGTTGAACTTCTCAAGACCACCGGCTTTGTAGATCAGATAATCCGGATCAAGTACGCCCTGCTTTGTGAGGGAATCTTTCAGCGCATAGGTCTTCGCAATCTCCTCGCTTGCAGTCTGCTGTTTTTTAAGTTCACCCTGCAGATTGGCAATAGTGGTCTGTAACGTCTCGTTATCGGCATTGTTCTTCTTTAAATCTCCGATAGTTGTGTTGAGTGTCTTAATCTGACCGGCAAGATTCTCTTTTTCTGCCACGGCGGTATCATACTTGCCTTTGTCAACATACTGACCAGATCCAAGGTCTGCAAGCTTTACCTGCTTATCCTTATTCTCCGGCTTTCCATTATAGGCATTGACGGTATCTGACACCTGCTTATAGAGATCCTCGCCTAAAATGTCTTTTAAAAATTCCATAGTTTCCTTTCCTGCACCGTTTTTAAGCGTGGTGTCTCCACAAGCAGTATGCAGTTTTGATGCCATGCATAAGGGCAAATTGCCGCAGTTTAAACGTCATAAGGCTTTCGGACAATATAAAAACAGGACTGCCGGAGGAACTTACTTGGCGTCACCTCTACGCCGTTCGGTTCATAAATTTCCGGTTGTCCTGTCATTACTAATTTGGGGTATAAAAATACCACCTAACCATTATCGGCTGGTGGTATATCTTGTTTCTTTTTAAACCCTATATTATCTCTGCATATCTCTCCATCTATTTTCTTTGTATGTAATACCTCAGTTGGAATACCATCTGGATATGCGTCGCAGCGCATACCCGGCATGCAATTTGAACATGATAAACAGTATGGAATTCTAAGCATTACCGTTTCCACCTTTCTATATATCGATCGACATATTCTTTTGCTTTTTCTGGAACATCTTCGCCATTTTTTATCTTAACATATGCTTCCGCAAGCGTTTCAAATCCATTCTGCACCTCATCCGAATAACCAGAAACTCCAGGTACATATAAGTCTTTTACCTCTTCAAAAAATGCGTTGAAATCCTCTACACTTTCAATATCTTGCCCCGTCAATATGTGCACTATCTCATGTTCAATATAATCTTCAATACGCTTTTCCGCAAAATACTTATACTCATACCCTGCCTTTATAATAGCATCAAATCCAGAAAAATCATATCCCGAATTAACCACCAATTTCGCCATATGTTTCCCATTTTCCTCATAATACTGGCAAAAGAATGGAACATCAGGCTTCTTTGCTCCCCAATTTTCAACCGTGACATTTTGAAAATTTACAATGTACTCCTTTTTCATTTTTTCATACACACGTTCTATAGCATCTGCATAATCTGGTGTCATTCCAGAAATATTCATAATGTCACTCGGAATCTTTATGTCGGCAGTTTTCCAATCAGTGTAAACAAAATTTTTCTTCCACTCCTCATACGTCATGTTCTCCGGCACATAATACTTCTTGCCATCTGCCCCGCGCGCAACTCTTTCCCCTGTGGTAAATTCATCGTTGAAATACGGGCAGGTGCATCCCCGGCAATTCGGATGGAACGGTGGCACAGTAACACCAATCTTATAATCTTTCATCGGAAAGTGCTTCCCGTCCATCTCCCCGCAGGTTGGGCAAGTGCGGCTGTCCAATGTCTCAACCACCTCGAACTCTTCCACGTCAAGGTCAGAAAAACACGTCTCCTGTGTCTTAGCAGAAAAAGCGGCTGATTCCGTCTGAACAATTCGCGCCGCCTGTGATCTGCTTACTTTCATGTTCTGGGATATTTCCCGTATGGCTCGATCCGGCGATTCTCCGGTGATGCACATCCGCGTTAAGGAATCGTGCATATTGTTAATCAGCTTCGTTTTATCCGTCCAAATGCGGTCCGAGAAGTTGCGTCCATCCACCGCCCAGGGCTTATGTATGATGTCATTAACCTTTTCCGGATTAAAGCTCTGCATCTGCCAGCCAACACCGATACCTCGCTGCACTTCGTATGCAGTATGGTAATACCCGGATGTATACAGATTTGTGATATGTTCATCGATGGAATCATGATAATTTCCGTACAGCTTTTCAATCTCCTGCTGTGTCTGCACCTTGAGCGCTTCCAATCTGCTGATATGCACCTTTGCGGATGCGTTCTCAAGCTGTTTTGCCCACTGCTGATTTATGCCATTCTCGCGCCCGTATTTAATATAATCCTGCACATCCCACCGGAACTCTTCCAGTTCTTCACTGTTAAGCAAACGTCTGGCTTCCACCATTGAAATGCCGTTGTTGGCAGCAAACCGCTGATACCAGGCGTTAATCTTCCCGTCAAGCGCCTGCTCTGCCCGCCGGAACTCCTGCTCAATCTCCTGCACGGTCTGAACGGACGTATCATGCTGTGATTCTTCCAACTGCCGGAAGCGCTCCTGCCAGTATTCACTTGTCCGTTCTCCCATGCAATCACCTCATTTCACTGCTCGGCATCTGCTTTCTCATTGCTATCTGTTTCAGTGCTATTTTTAGATGCATCAAAAGCACCGGCGTAAGCATCTGCCTTCTCCTGTGCTTCCTGTGCCTCTTTCTCCAACTGCTTCAATTCAGCGTCTACATCCTCGACAAGCGGATGCGCTTTAAGAATCGTCTTTTTACTGACAATCCCAACCGAATCCTTGCAAATTTGTGCCTGCTCCGTGTCATTTTTTACACAAGTGCGGGTCCATGTCTGGATAATTTTCTTGCAATCAATTCCCTCATGGCGGCATATCGCTCTTACCAGACGGGCGAACCCAAGCTGGAACTCCGTCTCCGTCAGCCCGGCTTTCATTTCAAGCAGCGAGTACATGAATTTAAGCGCTTCTCCACTCTGATTTCCAAAGTTCTCCGGCTGCGGATCAAATCCCTGCCCCTGTTCAAAAATAGCCTTTCTGGTGGCTTCTAACACGCTGTTGCGGGCTTCAATCGGAATCTCAATGTTGAGTGTACTCACCCCCGGGTTGCTGCCCTCATCACCGTCCACCTTAATGGTCTTGTATTTTTTTAGATCTGCCAGAAACGTATTGAGGTCCGTGCCGCCATACCCGGACAGGACAATTATCAATTCCTGAATATCATCCAAATCATTGATAAAACCGCTGTAGACCTTGTCGTATACGTCTATCAGCGGCTTAATGTTTTTCAGATCATTCGTATTCGTGTTGTTGTTCGGGAATGGAACAAACGGCACCTCTCCGAATTCATGCCGATATTCTGCGGTAAAATCGCCAGTATCCGGCGCCATGAAAGTGTTGTAGTAGAACAGCCCATCATCCAAGGTATCTCCGCTCTTCCGTCGGAATGACCAACAGCTTTCCTTATCCCAATATTCATAGATTGCATAGGTATCTCCTGTCTCTTCGTCGATTTCATCGTACATACGAAGAACACCAAGCAGTGTCTTTTTCAGATTGTGAGATTCGATCGGGATAATCTGCTTGCTGTCAACTACCGCCCACTGGAATGTTCCATATTCATCCTCCCAGTAATGAATCCATCCCACCGACGCATTGGCAGCATTGACGCACAGCTCCATGCAGTTTTTCCGGTATTCATCACCGAGTACTTCTGTCACGACTTCATTTCCATGCTCATTCCCAATATCAAAAAGCGGCGGTGCCGTGAACATATAAGCGGCTTTCTGGTTTACGATGAGTCCGTGAAAGTTCCGGGGAATCCGGTTATCTGCATTACGCAGAGGGTTATCAGAATCCTCTTTCTTTTTCTCGTCTTCGGACTTGACTTTCACCAGAATATCCGTTTCATTCCGGTAGTACCGCTCCGCCTGCATCGCCCGCAAGGAAAATCGTGTATGCCCCGGTTCGTATTTTCTTATGAGTTTTTTCATTACCTCAAGTTCCATGTTCTCACCTCTATTTTAAAATGCTGATGCCGCCCGGCTTGCGAATAATCGTATAACAGAAATACCGAAGAGCATCCATCGCATGATCGTGCAGCTTTACCGGTTTATCCTCGCCACGCTCAGATGCTTTCTGATCCCAGATATACGACCCAAACTCTTTGATTATATTCGGACACTGGTCACTGATGGCGATTTTCCCCTGATTCAGCAACGATGCCACAAACCGGATTCCATCCAACACATCATTTTTTGCTTTCTTGATCGCATAGCCGCGCTTTTTCAATTCCGCAATGAAGGACGCTGCCGATGGATCTATAATGATCTTCACCGGCTTTATACCACCAAGCCACTGCTCCAGATCATCCGCATACTCACTATCCGTTTTCTGTCTTTCCTCATCTCGGCCGGAATAATAATACTCGCGGCAGCACACCCACCGTCCAGATCGTTCTTTACACCACAGCAGGAATACCGTGGCATTTTGTGTACCATAATCGCAGGATACATAGTAATTTTCGTTGACCAGACCAGACAGATTCGATATCACATGCTTGGCAGTGTCGAACATATCGTAGATAATGCCCTCTGCCATCGCCCACAAGCCACGGATATACCGCCGGTAGAATACACCTGTATACATACTGCGGTATCTTTCCTTGATTTTCTCCGACAGAGATAAATTATCATCCATCGTAAAATGCAGATATAAAATCTCTTTTAATCCCGGATCCCGGTTCTCTGCTGCAGCTTTTTCTCTTATCTCCTGTGTTTTCTTTTTCCCTAGATATCCAGTTGCTTTGTCAATCCATCCCGTCTTGAACCAATGATACGGTCCGTCCGGGTTACAGTTGAACCAATACTTCGATCCCTCAACAGAGCATCGTCCGGTTGCCTGGTTCACGAAGCTTTCCGGCATCAGCGCCACTTCATCAAAAAAGACCCCAGCCAAGGTAATACCCTGGATAAGGTCTTGTGAACGCTCATCTTTGCCGCCAAATATATAAAAGTAATTGGTCGTCTCTCCTCTTGTCACAACGACCAGATTGTCAGCTCTATGGTCTGCTACAGTATAGCCGCGGCTCCGTAACATCACTTCAAGCCAGAACAGTACGTTACGCCGGAAAGAGCCGATTGTCTTTCCGCACATACCAAAGTTCTGACCGTTAAATTGTGTCATCGCCCACATCACAAAGGACAACGACATACATACCGTTTTACCGGAACGGATTGCCCCATCGGCAATGATGCCATCCATATCCTTAACTGGTGATGTATCGCACCACCAATTTAATACCATGCGCTGTTTCTTAGAAAAGGGCTTGAATTTGAATGTCTGCTTAATTTTCTTCATCCATCCAATCCTCCGCGGCACTTCCCTGCAGCGCTTCTAAGAATCCGTCATCCGCAGTCTCTTCCTCATCATCGGTCTGCACCTTAGCTTTTAGCAGTGCTGTTTCAGCACTCTGTTTTTCAAGTGTTGCCGGTATCATATAAATTTCCTTAAGATTCTTTAACGCTCCGGTCACTTGGGATAACCCCAATCTATCAATGGGACCGCTTGCAATGTTGATGTGCTCCGTCTCATCTATGATTTCCTTGGTAGGCTTCCCGATGGCTGTATTATCTTTATATTCAACTGTCTTAACCTTTTTCTTGTCTCGCACAACATACTGTTCCAGTTCGCCTAGTGCCTGCTCTGCTTTCTCTGCCGCCTTATCTGCTATGGATAAAAGCCGCGCTATCCTGTCCGCATCCGCATCGGATGATTTCTCCTTTACCTTTTGGAGTGTCTGTTGAGCGTATTCAGTTCTTTTTCTTACCCAACCATCTTTCGCACTTCTGTCTTTTATCGTATCTATTGGGATCGAATACTTCTTCGCTAAATCCTCTAAGCTGCACGGCTTTCTGCTTATGTCGGTCACATATTCATGTTCTATCTCTACCCACGATGCATCATTAGTTTGTGTTGCGATCTTTTTCGCAACGTTGCATTCCTTCTTCTCTTTCTTTCGCAACGTTGCATTGCCGCCATCATCCCACTTATACCGGTTCTTCCAGCTCCGCACAGTTCCCTCGGCTATCCCGAGCTGGTTCGCAATCTCTATCAGCTTAAGCCCTTGCTTATACATTTCAAAGGCTTTGTCCGCTCTCGCATCTTTTGCCTTTGGCAAGGACCATCACCTACCTTTTCTTTACATACAAAAAAGCACCCGTCATTAAACGGGCGCCTTCTCTGGGTTGGGGGAGTTGCAAAAAGCAAATGGCTCTTGGCTCTCTCAATTCACTTCTTGCAGTTTATACTATACATTGATTTTTCGTAACATGTGTAACATTCGTAACAAACTTTTACGCAGCATCCATAAATCTCTGAAACTCCATCTTAACGCTTCCCTCGGTGCTTTTTCTCCCCATTCTTACAGCCACCTGTTCCCAGCTCATTCCCTCAAAGAACTTATACCGGATGATCCTCTGCATCCGTACTGGTATGCCGTTCATCCACTGCTCCACCTGTAGCTTGATCTCTTCCGACTGGGCTTTTCTCTCTTCCAGCAGTTTCTCTTCTATACGCAACTGCGCATCATCCGTGTATGTGAACGATGTTCCTTCAATTTTGAAATGTGTCTCTGCGTATGGGAAATCATTCATCGAACCTTTTACACTTCCTGTCACAATCGTTTGCCGTTTACGCTGCAATCTCTTAATGTCCTGCTCCGTCTCCCGAATCATCTCACATGCATCTACATACTGCTCCAATATTTTCTTATCTACTCCCACCGTATTCTCCCCTTTCTGGTATTATCACTGCAATGTTTCTGATAATATCATACAATAGGTTTGGAGTGGATTTGTGCCAAGTTTCGGGCGAAAAAATACCAACCATCATGATTGGTGGTTGGTACTCACATTATTAAACAGTTGCTATTTCAATTTAATTTCAGCCTCTATACCATACGCACTATCCGTATCCCATTGTACAGAAACTTCTTGTATTTCCCGCTTTTCTCCGCAGACTTCCAAAGTTCCTAAATTCTTTAACATCTCTATTTGCCCTGCGGTCAAATACTTGGAATCAACGCCTACTCCATCAACAAATATTCCAGTCTTTATTAAATTCTGATTTACAGTAAATACGGCATATACACTTTCTGTCTCACCATCCGACACAACCGGAAGCATCTGTTTAAGTTCATATGGTTGCGTCATCGACTGCTTCATCAGCTCTAAGTGAAAATCTCTCTTATCCAATTCAGTCATTGGATACTTTTTTATAACATATGGTATATCATTCATAACATTTGTTCCCCCTTGTTTATGATAGAAAAATTATACCACTACGCTCGTAAATCTGCAAATCATTTTATGTCTTTCCCCATACAATCATATACTGTCCGTTCTTCTCTTCCACCAGCCGCGCCATCCTCTGCCGTATCAACCTCTGCGCTGTCCTGCGCCGCCTGTAAAAGCTCCGCCTGCTGATCGGGAGAATGCCGTAGTGAGCTTCTAACATATCATAACTGGTGCCACGCACGATGGATTCTGTCAGTTCCGCAGCAATGAAGCTGTCCACGCTCTGGCAAATCTCGTATATCTCTTTTTCATCCATAGACATTCCCCCTTTCGTTTTTGCGTAAAAAAATACCAACCATCGAATTTGACGGTTGGTAAATATTCATCATTACATTTTTAATGCAATACATTGTCAATCATATATTTATCGGCTTCATAATAAGTGAGCTCATTCGTATTGAATATAGCACTAGAATAATCAAAATATCCTGGTAAGTGTGATTCTATTATTGAAGCTTCCTCATATCCTCTTCTGTGCAATTCTTCACACATTTCCCTTGCATAAGGTCTTGAGTCAAGATTTAAACAATCATCTCTTGTAACAATATTTTTCTGTTCATACACATTAATTACAAAATCTACATCATTTTTATTCAGCATAATCTTTCCTCCTCGTTTCTTTGACTTATAGGAAAATTATACCACTACAACCGTCAATATTCAATTGTCAATGTACTACAATTTTATTTTTATTCCTCTTCCTGCCAGATCTTCGGCGTAGCGTCTGCGTTAGTCATGATCCGCGCCAGCATGGTTTAGCCAAGATACTCTCTCATTTCGTCCACAGCGTCTGCTAAAAATCCATCAAATATTTCATCGACTTTCGCAACAAGTTCTCCCGAGTAACCATCCGCTTCCATCTGCGCCCGAAAATCTTTCTGTGAGCACTCAAGAAGACTGTTTTCTCTTCTTAACCACTCCTTTTTGTAAATTGTTCCATTCAATTCCAGTGTCTCATTAACACCGTTTTCCGTTGTTTCTACTGTATACTTCATCTTTCCCTCTCTTTCCGCCCCGCCGCATTACTGCTGGAGGAGCTATAGCTGTTTGATCGAGCTGTCCGGTATCAGTTCCACCAATCGGGGAGCAATATTCCACTTACTTCCCGGATATTTCAATACTGTTCTCATTTTTTCAAAGGAACCCGATATATCGTTACCCCGGCCGGAGGTTCGGCTCCTTTCTAAATGTCTCTTGTAATTTTCAAATAATTATGCTAATATATAATCCTAAAATATTTAGCAATATAGCTCAGTGGATAGAGCGCGCCTCCTATAAAGGCATGGTCGTGGGTTCGAATCCCACTATTGAACATAACGCACCTAAGCAATTAGGTGCTTTTTATATATTTACACCATCCGATCTAATGGAAGCGAAATCTGCCCTTTGCAATTTCCGCCGACCGTTGACGGATCCCAACCAACACCGATATAGTCCAGGACTTTCGCCCATCCATAGTCATTTCCGTCCTTATCCTTGCACAAGTGAAACATAAGATAATCCCATTCTTTCGGGTTACTCTCATACAACAGGTCAAACCGGTGTGGGCGTTTCTCCATGTGGATTCCAAAACCGCACATACTGCAACCGGTACGCTGCGCCTTGGTTGTATACAATGTACCGTCCGGCTTTTTCTCAATTGTTCCGTAAATCTCCGGTATCAAAGAATCCGGCATCTGGAAGCACTCCGACATTCTTCCTGCCTTAAGGCCTGCGTCACGGTACTTTTCTTTTAAATCATGCTTCCAAAGATCGTCCATCTCCAAGGCAAGTGTTAATATCTCCTGTCTGTGGAATATCGCAAATGGCGCTGATCGGATGGTCGATGCCCCAAAATAATTACAACCATTCATCCGCAGGCTCTTGGCACGTCTGCCGCCCTCGGATGCCATCAATCCCAAATACGGGACACTGTTATGTTCCTTGCCCCAGTCTTCACAATTCTTTTCTTTGAGGTAATAACAGCATTTCGCTGATACCGAGAAATCCGGTTTCCCGAAGTCGCATCCTTCGGTTTCGTTTTCGTATCCACCGAACAGCTTTAACCACCGCTGATTAAGCTGCATCTTTGAATTCTTCTGCCAGCCACCGTATTCCCCGGTTTCTCCCGTTATGATCGCATGTCTGACTGTCTTGTTCTTCTCGGTCGGATTCTGCAACAACTCAATTTTCCCGGCGATCTCCTTGGATATGACCGGAAACCCGAATTCCTGTATAACTTTCGGTTTCGTCCATCGTGTACCATCCTCTCGCAGGAGCGGCGGCACATTTATAATACCGATCGCTTTATGTACCCTCTGGATGCTCTGATCCTCCAAAGTGGATGCCGATACCCCCGGAGCATCAATTCCACACACCTCATGGAGGAATATATATAAAATGATGCTGTCCAGACCGCCTACCGACACATGGCAATTTAGCCCTCTGCGGTCACATTCTGATCTGAACTCCTCCGCTCTGATCTGCGCATATTTGCGTTTGAAAGCATAATCCTGCTTTTCTTTCTGCATAAACGAAGCAATCTTTTCTTTAGTTCCAAGACGTTCCATTCTTTCCTGTACTGATTCCATTTCTTCACGGAGTAAAGAGCTCTTTTATGCTGGCCAGCAAACCTCCCACTCCTTTCTGATTTATTTTTTCTTACCTCTGGTCTTGAACTTATACACATCGTTTCTCTTCCGGCTTATCGCACTGCGGTAGCCGTTTAATTTACTTGCTCTGCTTTTGCTCATATCTGCTCAAGTTCCCTTTCTTTCTCGTCCACATACTCTTCAATGGTCTTTACGATTCTTTCTTGTAAATCTTCTGGGATTTCATAATCGTATGACTCACCAAGATAGGAATGAATATGTAACAAGAAGCTTTGTTTGATTGTCTTTATTCTAAAGTGATGCTTTGATACACTTTTTCCACGATACCTCTCTCCGCACCAAAAAAGAAAAACTTTAACTGGTTCAAGTCGGTTCATCTTTGCTTTGTATTCTTCATACTGTTGTACCGTCATCTTTTCCTCCTAAAATCTCATCCAAGCAGGCATTCCAGCCGTCTCGGTGAATGCTCTTGCTAATTTCTTCATAACCGGATTTAAGTTCCGGTATCTTCTCCGGCAGTTCCCGGAGCGGACACCAATCCGGCTTTGCTCCGTCTGGTACAAGTTTCCCTGTCGCACAGCACAGATATTCGTCATCATTCTCTGTCTCATAGCACAATGTGCATTTCTGGCATACCTGTTCCGGCATATCCATAATCAATACTGCTTTAGCCATACCTAACACCGCTCCTTTTTTCTTCTACGCAATTCTGCTTTCAGCTGTGATGTGCTGTACTGCATCAATGGATTTTCTTTAATTTCATCCTCTTCCTGCTGACGTATTCGTGCTTCTTCTTCCAAAAGTTCATCTATATTATTACGCATCTACTCCACCGCCTTTCACGATCTCGATTGCTTTGCTAAATGCTTCATATCTTCCCTGACTTCTCCCGTCATCGTAGATCTGTTCGCCGTCTCCGCATCCGTCCTCGTCACAATCATCTGGTCTGTCCTGCTCTGCTTTCTTCAATTTTTCCAACTGCTCCACAACCTTGTCAGGGTCGTAGGCGTCAGGAACTCTCACAGGTAATTCATCAATAATAATTTTCAATTCGGCACTTCTGCTATTTCCGCCAAGATGAAGCGACTCATATCCATCTATTCTTTCTTTCAACCAAGTTTTAACATCATCCGTATCAATCAACTTTCCCATCGTTCGCCCTCCTGTTCCATTCAGTAATTACTTCGTCCAGATTGTGCCCATTCGGATAAGACAACAACGGTACCGGACAATCTGGATTGTTACATTTGACCATGTACATTGTTCCGCCACTCGACCAATGTTCAACCATCGGCTTTCTTCCACATATCGGGCACGTCTTAAGTTCTTTACTCATACTTCACCCCCCTTTTCTTCCAACGCATTGTATAAGCGCAAGTATGTTTCAAAATCATTCGGGTTCATTTTGTCCGAAAGAAAATCCAAGAAATCCTTATTTCGCAAGCATTCTTCCGGCGTGCCGATTGCACGGTACTGCTGTACCTCTTTCAGTGCCTTAATTGCCATCTCATAACCCTGTATCTCTCTTTTCCTCTCCAAATTCTGTGTACACATTTTTGCTAACTCAATAGCGGTCTGGAGTTCTTCTATGGCTTCATTCTCCGTCATGCTCAATACCCTCCATTTCTTTCAGCTTGGCTTCGGCTTCCTCACTTGTTAAAAACCAAGTAACTCCATAGCTTGTATCAAGTAAAATTCTCCCAGTTCCATACTCTAAATCGGAATCACATTCCATATACCATCCATTTTTTCTGAATGTTATTCTGTCTACTGTTTGGTGAAATACTCGGTTCTCTTCCCCGTGTCCATTCAATAAATTTAAACGGAAATTTTCCTCACTTGGAATGTAATATATATCTGTACCAATACCGCACGGCAATCGCAGACGCAATCCCTGTTCCTCGGCATCCTCATCGCGTTTCAGCTTTTCTCTTAAGTCTGCCATTGCCCACATATTACGGTAGAACAGGGCAATCAGACCACGGACATCTGAAAACGGGTCTATCGTTAAATTGTCCAGTATTTCCTCGTCAAACTCTGCATCATCTACTGGCAACTCATCTTTTGTCAATGTGACCATGAGGTTTCTGGCGAAATCTCGTGCATCCATTTCCATCTCATAATCTCTATATCTGGCATTACCTTCGCTGTCTACATAGCAACTGTTATATGCCAGCTCAATCATTGACATATCAGATACGCTTTTATTTGTCGTTAATCTCTCCATGCTATCCCTCACTTTCTGCCCGAAGCCACTCTAAAAAACAAACATCACAGTTTATTTTCTCTGTGCATTCACTGCACGGATATTTATCTGCTAGAAACGATCCTGTTTCGACCTCGTCAAACAGATTCGCCAATTCCTCGTCCGTCATGCTTCGGATCCGGTCTGCATTGGTCATGGCTTTATAATGCTTGCAGTCGCGTTCCATGTCTAAATGCGGACTATCGTTAATCTTCGGACACCACTTACCGACAATTACATCATCTTTATTTGACAGATTATATAAGTTATTGCAGTTCTTACACTTCGGCATCTTTTTTTCTCCCTTCCGTGTCTTTATCTCCAATCTATTTTTTGACCACATACATCGCAAAATGAATATCTGCCTTTATTTCTGTAGATGTCACGTATATGTTTTTTACATGCAGGGCAGTAGAATTCTTTCCGCGCATACCTAGTTGCCACTTTTCTTGGCTGCTGCTTCATTTTTGTGTCCCTGCATATCTGCAATGCTTTCACAGCTTTTGTTAAAGCTTGGAGCATATCTCTATTATCTTTTTGGGCTTCTATAGCTTTTTCCAATATTTCTATGGCATCATTTATCGACATTCATTTTCCCTGCTCCCTTCCGCACCGCAACTGATACGGCACCTCTCTGAATCTCTTAAGCGCGTCGCCGCTCACATGCTTGCTTGGGTGTGTCATCTTCTCGCTGATCTCCGCCACGCGCCTGCGGCGCTCCTTACTGTCTCTATGCATTTACCTCTCCCCCTCCCGATCGTAACGGGCACCACCGCGGCGACGTTTTAACCACCGCCAGAACCTCCCGCTCCGCTGTTTTGCAAATTCTCATGGGATCAAACCTCTCCCGCTGGATCTGACCGCAATGCTCACACTCCGCACAGATATGTACCGGCTCATAACCGTCATTTTCTGTGACGTACCGGAGACCGTTTTTATTCACGTAATACACCAAGCCGCTGTATTCGCACCCGCCGTTCAGCGCCGGGCATATGATCTCATCGTAAATCTGTCTGATCGTCTTGCCTGCTTCAAGCGCTGCCACGATATCCTCTCGGTACGGGTCATACATGCTCGTTCTTTTTCTTCTCTCCATTGCCCTGTCCTCTCATAACTTTTTCAATCATCTCTTCCTGGTTCCGCTCTGCGATATGGTCCCGAACCGATTCCTCCGGAAAAGCAATCTGATATGTCCGCTCTTTGATCCGGTTGGTGATCCGGTCATCGTACCGCAGGCTGTCCAATGATTCGTTGCTTGTGAAGATCGTCACTTTCTTGTTGATGTACCGCTCGTTGATGATCTGGTACATCTTGTCGTTGATCCACGCCGCCGGGGATTCCACGCCGAAATCATCGATAATCAGCACATCCACCGTGTTAAGTGCATCCAGTAACCGACTCTCACTGTATTCAGCATCCCGCCGCCATGTATTCTTGATCTCCTGCAGGATGGTCAGCGATACTGCAAACTTAACCGCATAGCTTTTCATAAGCTCATTCGCAATACCTGCGACGATCCGTGTTTTTCCGCTACCCTTTGTGCGGGACCAGATAAACAGCCCCATGCCCTGATCCCTCTGGCTCCCGAAATCATCCAGGTAAACCTTTATGATCCGGCAGGCATCTGCCACCGTCTTTTTGCTGTCCGGCTGTCGGTACACATCCGTGCGGAAGGTTTTCAAATCCATCCCCCGGAACGCTTCCGGAATATCCGCAAACCGCAACCGCCTTGACATCGCCGCCCGCTCCCGGCACTTACATTCCACCGCCGTTGTGATACCGTCCTTTTCGGTCAAGATCCACTCGGTACCATTGCACAACGGACACACATCAGAATCCCTCGAATTCTCCGGTGTCTCCAAGTTCTCCGAGCCGCTCATTGATCGATTTTTCATGCGCTGTAGTATTTTCTCCAGCGTTTGTTCCATCTGCTCCATTGCCCGCTCCTTTTAGATACTGCATAAATACATTCTCACGAAGCCAGTTTTCCGCTTTCTTGATATACCGCTCCGCCGTTCTGTCCCGCCGACAAGCATCCGCATAATTCTGCGCCGCCCGTATCAGATCATCCTCCGGTACGCCAGCCATCACCGCATTGCAGTATTCCGATTCTGCCAGATAGCCAGTACACTTTTTCGGGTAGGTTGCAGCAAATTCCACGAACCGCTCCACGGGGGATATAGGGGGTGTATTTCTTCCCTTCTTTCCTTCTTTCTTTTCTTCTATTGTTGGCGTTAGAATGTCGTTAGAATGTCGCTTGCTTGTCTCTTGACTGTCGTTTTGCTTGTCGCTCGTCTGGTATAAATCGTACTTAACCACTGTAAATACGGTATATTTGTTTGTCGTTTTGCTTGTCACTTCACCTGTCTTTTTCAAATGCGAAATTGCTGTCCGAATTTCGCGCTCCGTAAGTCCAGTTTCGCCCGCCAGCTTCCCGATGGACGAGACAAATGATCCTCGCGGAACCGTTGTCCCTTTAAAATTTCCATCCTTCCAGTTGGCTTTCAACAGCATGTGGATGAACAGCCGGGTGGTATTGATATCCGTGTACCATTCCCATTCCAGCAACCCCCGGCTCAATTTTATGTAGTTGCCATCCAATCATCCCACCTCCCGGATCAATACCTCTATCCGTGGGTTTTGAGTATCTACGTCAAACCGATCGCTGAACCCAACAATATGTTCCCATCCATCATTTTTCAGCACTCCTTTGTTGACCAGTGCATCCTGAATCACTTTGCGCCCAAACGAAGATATATTATCGAGATCCCGGCGCTTGTTCTTTTCAAACCATGCATATTCCATATACACCGGCTTCTGGATCTTAACTCCACGCAAACACTGCTCTATATACGCAGATACGATTCTTTCGTTATTCGCTTTCAGTTCTCCGCCTTTATATCTACTGGATTTATCTGCACGGATGAAGTCGTTCAAATTATCCAGTCTCCCCGGGACTACCAGTAAATACTCCAACTTCTCTCCTCCTCTCAAACGCCAGCTTCATGGCAAGGCGCTTCGACTGTATCGCTCTCGCGCGGTGCAATTCCTGTGCCAAATACTCATTTAATTCCTTTTCATCAACCGGATCTCCTGGGATGGGGCGGTAATAGCCAGCGCCCACATTGATAATGCAATCCCCGTTCCGATTAGCATCTTCTATATTCTTTCTAAGCGCCCTATCTTCATACGATTTTGTCGGCCGCAGTAGTGGGCGCGCATGTCCATAGGGAATATCATTTATCGTTTTCATATACCCCTTTCCCCTCCGGGACGACCCCGGAGGTATCATCATGGCTTCGACAATTCGTGATATAATAAGTCTCCGCATGATCGGTTTCTTTCGCCCGCAGGCGGGTGTTTCAACCCTATAACCAGCTCCGCCCGAATATCCGCCGGAACTCTTCTCTGCTTCCGTAATGGCTTTCAAAATATTCCTGTGCCATCTGCTTAAGCTTCAGATCCATTTCAGCGGCATTCTTCCCCGCCTGCGTTCCATTCGGATGCAGATCCGGACGAAGCGGTATGACAAATCCATACTTCTCGCTATTCTTCCGGTTCGGATTACCCGGGAAAATATGATGGCGTTCAACCGGCGCCGCGCCGGTAAAATAGCAATGTTCCATATCATCCGTAAATACGCTCCATAATCGCTTCATATTCCCCACCGCTCTTTCATTTCCTGTAGTTCTGCTGGCGTAATGGTATCTATTCCAAGTTCCTTTGCATCCGCTACCGTTCCGTCAATCAGAACCGACATTTCTTTCGTGTCATAGGTATGACTCCCGCGATAGATTTTATATACAGTCAGTTTTCCGTCATACCGAACCGGCATTGCATGGATCGTTTCCTGTTCCCACATATATTCTTCTGGTGCGTTTGACTGATAGTAGAAAATATTTCCATCTGGAAGATATTCGGGCTGTCCATATTTACAGATCAGAACATTTTTAGCTTTTGCCTTTGAAATCGTGAGTACGTCAGCAATTTTTCCAACCAACACATGAAAGTAAGCATTTGCATCAAGGCTCCGTTTCTGCGTATATCTGACAGCTTTTATTTTTAGCTTGTCCTGATTCTGTAAATTTTCAATTTGACCGGCTGCCGAAGCGTCAACCTCAAACGTGAGGATGATGCCTCGTCCATCAAATGTCCGGCTTGCACCAGTTAGCTTTCCGGTAGTCTCCATCAGGCATCAGCTTCTTTCCTTTTCTTATACCAGGTCTCTACCTGTTCGATCAGCTTGTTTGCCAGCTCCGTAGAAATATCAGATGTACCGGAAAAATTGTACATTTTCTTAAGCTGGTTCACGATATCTACCGCATTTGCGTTCTCACACATTTCAGCATAGGCATCCACAAATCTATTGATTTTATGTAACTGCTCTGCTGTCGCCGGTGTAAACTGCGGTGCTGGTGTAACCGGTTCCGGTATTTCTCCGTCCGGGTCTTTCATCTCCTCGGTCGGAATGCAAAATACCTGAAAGCATGCATATTTAAATGCGATCGCCATTGCCTTGTTGGTTGCTTTGTCTCCACTGTCCATGCCCTCGCCAACTGTGATTGCTTCAATAGACGAGCCGTCCTCTGCATAGAACGTATATTTTATCCGGCAGATGGAATAGATCAGAACCGCACCCTTATTTGTGGTTCTCTCCTGTCTCTGCTGTTCCAATACTTCCGGAACAATAAAAACATGATTCTTTACCAGCGCCGGATTGATTGCATTCATGACCGCATCAATTCCGCGGTACTTAAAGCCCTGCTGTTTATTCACTGCATCTTTACCGACCGCCCCGATCTCTTCCATACACTGAGAGATCGCTTCATATATATTCATTTTTCTTGCTGATTCTGCCATGCTTATACCCTCCGGAATTCAATTCCATACTCGCGCATAGCAGCTTCAAGCTGTGCGATCTGGAACGGATCAGCAACCACTTCATACCGTACGGTTCCCTCAGGCGCCGTTGCAGACCGCACAGCTTTTTCTTCCTCAAGAGCAACATCCGGCACAACTTCCGGTGACGCCGGTTCTTCATGCACCAAAGTAGCTTTTCTCTGCTCTTCCTCTGCCGCTCTGCGTGCCTCCTCTTCTGCCTTTCTCTGCTCTTCCTCTGCCTGTCTCCGCAGGATTTCTTCCTTCTGCTTCTGGTACTGGTTCATGGTTGCAATGGCATCTGACAGTTCCAGCGTTGCCTTATACTTCGCCAGGCCTTTATCCTCAAACTCCGATTCCATCGCCCGGATAGTGTCCAGATCTTTCTCTACGTGCTCCACATGTGCTGTGATGGCTTCTGTGATGGCTTTCTGCGTGGTCGTGGAATTCTCCCATCTGCTGTCATAGATGCGATCCAGCGGCAGATACTCCATCACGGTTCCATGCTCCGCCATAATCCCGGTATAGATTTCACAGATCATCGCTTTCTTTGCTTCCACGCGCCTACGCTCAAACTCCTCGATCTGCCCGCTGATAAAGTCGATCGGTTCATCGATCAGCTTGTCCAGTTCCTTGACCTGCGCTTCAAAATTGGTATACGGCGCCATAAAAGTTTTCTTGATCTCAATTCGCCTGTCGTTCATGGCCTTTTTCAGCTTACGCAGGCTTGCCACCGTCCTTTTTGCTTCCGGCTGGGATTCTGCGGTAAACACCATCCCCTTGTACTCCTCCAGTCCTGCCGCAAGGGCTACCTTGATCTCTTCAAAGTTTGTCTCGATACTTCCGTCTTTCTGCTCTACTAATAAGTTAATTTCCTGCATCTTCTATCTCCTTTTCTTCTCTAAACCGCTCATCGCGGTCGTATATTGCTGCCAGTTTCTTTCTATGCCGCTGTGCCCGTGCCTGCTCCGCTTCGTATTCGTCCCAGTCCGGCGCATCCGGCGCGATCTCAATCATCGATATACTCCCACTCTCCTTTGTCGCCATTGTCACTGATCTTAAGTCTCACTGCTGTTTCTCCAGAGACAGCCAGCACCCCGCTAATGCTCCCGTCATCCGTAACGGTAATAGCGGCATTTCCAGCAACGCCGACCCCTTCCAGTGTTTCCGGTAATTCCCGCAACACATCCACGAGATTGCACATGTCCTTGTTACATAACCTTGCTTTCATTCAAAAAATCCTCCACTTCCAGCTGCGTCCAATCCTTCGCCCGGATCATCCGCGCCATCTGTTCTTCCCACTGCTGCCGTTTCGTCTCCCCGGTAACGCAGTCATCACACATACCGTTCTGACCCTCGCCTGGGTCCATCATGCAACCGCAGCACCTACATTGATACTCGTACATTGACATATCCTCCACATCAGTGTTACAATAAACGCAGAAATACTTATGTATTCCTACGGTAAATAGCACCTGTACTCGCCAAAGTTATCAAGGTGCTATTTTTTTGTCCAAATCGATAAACTCCACATCCGCATCCAGCCTGTCCCGTCTGCGGATAAAGTAAAAACATGCTTTCCGCCGCTCGGCTCTGCGCAGCTCCACCGACATGATCGCCAAGCCCGCCAATGATACCAACGCGCCTAACGCAATCACGGCAATGAGGTAGTAATAATAAATGCCGTCTGCATCACACATTCCACTGAAAAACATTATGCCGATTCCGACCGCCGTAACGATCTTACCTATTCTTTTCAACGTTCTCACTCCTCGTATTATAAAGTAGTAGTGTTTATAGACCCTCTCCAAGGTCTGTATGCT